TCGTATAAACTCATGCCGCCCTCACTAAGCAACCACTAAAGCTAGTTAAAACATCGGAATTAAAAATATCTCTTGCACCGCCACTGTTTTGATAAACATAAACATCAAAATAATCTGTTGAACCATTTGCGTAAGCTAAAGTAGAAGCAGTTAATTCAATATCACCGCTTGTATTATTTAAATATCCACCACTACCTCTAGTGTAACCAACACCATTTTTATAAATTTGAATAATTACAATAGTTCCTGATGTTATGCTGTTAAATAAAGCATTAGCATTAAATTGATAATAACCAGAAACAGTTGGTGTAAAAGTAGATGATGCAAAATTATTATTAGTATCAAAGGTTTCTGTATCAAAAGTAACTTTAGTAAAAGTTGCGTTACTAATGCTTTGTGCAGAACCATTTTTTCCTACACGAAACGCTGGCATATTACCGCTAACCATTGCTGTGCCTGTTACCGATGGAACAGTAACTAAGTTACCAGCACCCGATGCTAACTGTAATACACCTGAGTTATCGGCAGATTGGGTTAAACCACTTGTAGTTGTGGCTGTAATGATTGAAGCCATTATGCTACTCCCTTCGGATGACGAGCCTTAACTGCTTGGCAGTCGGCAATATATTTATCAATTTGTGCTTGGTCGTTCTTTACGATACCATCCAAGTAATCAGTAATTGGTGGATATTCTGCGGCTCGTTTAGCAATATAAGCATGGGCATCAACATAAGCCTGAACTGCGGCTTTATCGTATGCGACTTCGTTACCATCGGCATCGTAGGCTACATCGCCTATTGTGCGGATTACAGATGGGTTTAGTTTATAGATAGCGTCTGTAAAATCAATCATGCCGCAATCTCCATAAGGGTAATTGTTGATGGTTGTGAGCCATGTTGCGCCGCAACAGTTGAAGTGTTAAAACTGTTAATTTGAGTTTTATAAGTAGTTGAAGATGTGGTTGCTGGCGAATCCAAATAAATCATGGTATTTTGGTATCTTAAATCTGCTGATGTTCCAGCTTGCGTTGTGTAATATTGTGCAGTTGCACTATCATCTCTTGTAAAAATTGTTGTAGAACCTCTTAAAATTCTTAATCCATAACCAGTATCAGCCGAACCCGATTTGACTGCTCTTATTTGTTGGTTTATTAAAACAAGTATTTTGCTAGTAGAACTTGTTGGAGTAATTGATGCGGTAAGTCCTGAATCTGTAAAGGTGCCACTCGTGGTTGATGTTGATGTTGAATATTCAGCTTGAACCACTTGCAACACAGAACCAGTAGGTAATGCGGCTTTAGGAATAGACTGACCGCTTGAGCCTGTGGTTAGAATTGTTCCTGATACGGCTGGCAAGTCTAATACAGTAGTACCAGCAATGGCTGGTTCTTGTAATGTAACGCTACCCGATGTTGAGCCTACTAATACGATAGACATTATTTACTCCTTTTGATTATTTTAGTGGTTTTCATTTTACAAAACCACCCATCTTTGACCGCTTGGAACTGTTACGGTGACACCGCCGTTAATCGTAATGGGGCCAACGCTCTCAGCGTTTTTGCCGGTGCTTAGTGTGTAAGAGGTGGTAACTGTTACACCGTTTTCTACAAATACTTGGTCGCCACCACCTCCGGTTGCACCACCACCAATATTGCCCCATGCGCCGTTAGCATAGCCCTCAAATGCGCCGTAATCGGTGTTGTAACGGATTTGTCCGTTTACTGGTGTTAGAGGACGCTGTGCGGTCGTTCCTGCGGAAATTAAAACGAATCCGGTCGATAAGACGGTGACATTACCGTTAAAGGTTGGGGTATCAAATTGGGCAAACTCTACACCTTCGCCTGCCGCCGTACCAGCAACCAAACCCACGACCTTGTGGGTGTTCATATCAAGGTTACCGGTCATTGGGGTTTGACCGTCAGCCGCTACAGAGTCGGTCAGAGCAGACGCAATATCGGTTAGGGTGTTATTCGCCCAAGTCGACGATATGGTTGTGCCGGTTACGACTGGATTACCAGCCGGCAGGGAATAGGTACCTGAACCGTTACGAGACATAATTTATTCCTTTTCTGCGCCAATTTGGGCGCCGCCAGTAGTAATTAATAAACGTGCCAATTTTTGTCTTTCTTTATTAGTTACTGGTCTTGCGGCCTCAACAGCTTGGCTTGCTTGGCTTGGATTTAGCATGGTTTCTGCTAATTCACGTTGCAATTCTTTGTTTGCCCTTCCATAAACGATGTCACCAGCACGACCTAAAACATTACCAATAATACCGGTTGGCGCCATACTTCTCATGCCTGTTGGTATTCCTAGTTCATTCATCATGTTGTTGTAAGCAATATTTTGAGCAGTGTTTGAACCAACACCACGACCAGCAGTTTCAGCAAACTGTGAACGCTGAATATCTTTGTTGATGTCCTCTAGCCTTTGAATCTGCCGGTCAGACAAAACACCTTCTTTGCGTGCCTTGGCTAATTCGCGGGCAAATGTACCAGCAAGAATTTCTTCTCTTTCAGGCTTGATGGCTTTACCGGTAATTGCTTGGATTGATTCTAATTGGTCAATTGGTTTAGAAAGACGCGAGAATGTTTCGCGAGCCTTCTTGTAATCAGGGTTGACAGTTTCAATAAAGTTCAAGAGCCTGCCTTTTGCGGCCTTCAAAGCATCAATTTTTGCTTTTTGTGCAGAGGTGGGGTCAGGAACATTTAAGCGCGCAATCTCATCATCAAGAGCAAGTTTTGTTTCATGTAGGCCACGCATTGAACCTTCAGGATTCTTAATATCATATCCTTTGTTTAATGCGTTAATTTTTGCTTGCTCCATAGCAGATTTAATAGCAGGCGCTTGCGATAATGATTGAGCGTCTTTTAATAAATCTTTTGGAATGTCATCCATGCGTGAGGTCACTGCCGTTTCATATAACTCGTCGGCGACTTTTGTACGCAAATCAATGTATTTTGATGTTCTTGTGTCAGGAGCAATATTGCGTAATGCTTCGGCGCGGGCTTGATTTTGCAAGCGCTGTCTTGCGGCAATTAAATTAGTGGCTTCAGGGCTTGTTGCCACTACAGAACGCTCTAATGCGGCAATACTTGGAACACCGGCGGCCTGACCTACTGTTGGCTCGGAACCGCGTACAAATTGTTGTGGGTTAGCAAGATTTCTGACCATTGTTGGTGTTTCAGAGCCGGCTGTTTCACGCAATACTCTGCCAACAATACGCTCGCGCCCAGCTTGATATAAAGGCTCGACAGCAGTCCTAACGGCGGTTGCGCCCTTGTTAATTAATCCGGCAACGGTTGGGCTAATAGCACCAAAGCCAAGGCCTGCAAATCCTGCTTGTTCGCGGTTTTGTTGGTCGGGTGTTAATCCATAGCCTAAAGCACCGCCAATTGCGGCCTGTTCACCGCTTGCTACTGCAAAACTTGGAATCTTGCCAATTGGGTTTAAACCTATAGCAGTTCTGCCTGCTGTAACACCGCGTTGTAATTGTGCGGCCGGTAAAGCGTAAGAGCCAACCTGACCAATGGTAGTAGATACCGGAGCAACGGACTTGGCGCCTTGGGTCATGGCCTCACCCACCTCAACCATGCGGTTGCCTGCTTCAGGAAACGCTAATTGGGTAAGCGCACCAGCGCCTTTGATTAGTTCGCCTGTGCCACCCACCAGCATAGGGCCAACCACACCACTTTTGCCGCCGGTTTGTGGGTTACGCAGGCTTTCTAAGAAACGGTCATAAGCGCCAGCAGGCTTTGGTTGCTCTTCTTGCGTGGCTCCTGCTTGAGTAGTCGCTTGAGGTTTATACAAGCGCTGTGCTTGAGCAATGATTTCCTCTTGACTGGCTCCAACAGGGCCAATCAGGGTTATTTCTTTGCCATCAGGAGCAACGACGGTATATTCTTTTTCAGCCATTATGGTTTAACTCGCCATTGGTTTTCTAACTGTACAGGGCCAACACCGGTGCCTTGGATAGCCTCTTTAGGAATGTTTGGTAAACGCTTATTCCAAACATCAACAGCAGATTGAGCCACCCTCTTTTCAATTCTAGCCAATTCAAGCAATGTCTTAGAGTTAAGTTCAATGGTACCGCCTGAAACTTTCTCAAGGAATTGACGGTCTTTGTCGGTAAAGCCTTGGCCTGAACCAAGTCCTGATGCCTTAATAGAATCAAGAACGACTTTGCCTCGGTTGGCAACCAATTGTTCTGTGTTTCTAATGATGTCAGCATTATTTGCGCCAACCACATTAAGAGTGCGAGCCAAATTAAGTTTGAACTCTGCGCCCAAACCGGTGATTGCGCCTTTATTAATCAAATCCTCAGTGGTCAAAGCGTTTTGATAGATTGTTGGTGCTTTTTGCGCGATGCTATAAGTATTCAAATCTTCTTTAGCAATTCCTTCACCAAATGCGCCTGTGTATGCTTTGCCAGTATTTACAGTTAAATTAGTTACTGGAGGGCCTTTTTCTGCTCTTGCGGTTGTATCAACAAGTTTTCTTTGTTCATCAGTCCATTTGCTTGAATCTGTTGGCAGTCCTAAACGAATTGCAATAGATTTAAGGTCTGATGGCAAAATCATTCCACCACCGCCCATTTGGTTAAACGATACCTGACCACCAGCTAATGATGGCATTTGGAATGTTTCACCTTCTTTAAATGTTCTTGGCTTAAGCAATTCGTTAACGTAATTCTTAACGTAAGCAGGAGCATTTGGGTCGGCCGCCAAGGCAACAGCGCGCCTGAAGTCGGGTACACCAGCAACCGGCATAGGAATGTTTTGACCGCCTTCGCCAACACCTTTACCGTATGGCCCTGCCATTTCAATCTGCTGTGGGCTAACTGCCTCAAAAAACTCTTGTCCGACTTTTTGCTGTCTTTCAGTTTGTTGACGCAATAAATCAGCCAAAGCCTTATCGCCTTTTTCTTGCATCCGCATACCGGCAAAAGTTTGAACTAATGGCGCGGCATATTGAAAAAAACTAGGCGCTACATATCTACCACTAACCATTTGTCCGGATGGCATTTGTTGGCCTTGTTGCATGAGCAATTGAGCCATCTGCTGTTGACGGTTTAATGCCTGTTGTTGGGCATACAAATCAGGCGATAAGGTGCCAATGCCTGTGTTGGTTGGTAAGGTCGCCATATTATTCCCCGTAATTTCCCCAGCCACCAGTACCCATGTTGTAATTGCTAAATGGGTTGGATGTACTGCTTCCTAATTGAGAAACTTGGCTTTGCAAATAAGGCGACGCTTGTGAATTTAGTGCCATATCAACGCGGGCGCCCAAATTAGAAGTTCCCTGCGATTTGTCGCCTTTACGTAACATCATGGCCATGGCTAAAGGATTCATCCCGCCTTGTGCAGTTTGACCAGCTTGGCTAACTAACTGGTTTTGCTGGGCAAGCGCCGCGTTTTGCATAGCCTGTTGGTTAGCAATATTCTGAAACACAGGGGTCAAACCTCCCACATCCTGCATTTGGGATTGTGGTTGCATCTGTGCAATATAAGGATTCATGTAAGGTGTCATCATGGGATTAGTCCGTAATCTACGACCTTATAACCGTCGTCAAGGGTTGTAACAGCGTATGGATAAACCTTCTCAACCTCGTCAGCCATAACACCAACGTGGATGCCTTCACCAGCAAATTTGTGGCCTTTGAACTCGTCTTTGTATTCAAAGCTGTAAAGCGTGAGTCCGTTTTCCATCACACCAATTGGTTGAATGTTTTCTTTAGTTCTTGGGTCTGACATTGCCATAATTCCAGCACCGCCAAGACCAAATAAACCTTGATTTAGGTTGGCTTGTGCCGCTTGTTTAGCGTTAAAGTCGCCCATCTGAGCGTTGTAACCCATCTGTGCCGCACCCAGCAAATCAGGGCCGCTTGTGGTGGCTTGTTGGGCTGAATTAACGAACTGTGGCCCTTGAACTTGGGCGCCGGTGCGAACCGCAGACAGGGTGTTTAGTGGCTCATTACGCAAGTAAGCCTGCTCTTGCAGGGCAGATTGACGCGCTTGTTGACCAACACCAAAACCTTGGGTTGTTGCGGCGGCAAGGAGGTCATTCTCACGCTGTGCTTGTTGCATCATGGCGCGGTCATATGCCTCAGAGCCTAGGGGAATACCCTGATTAGCCAGTCGTTGCTGTAATTGCTCACGACTTTGGGTAATTTGGGGTTGTAACCGTTGCATATAAGCATCTTGATAGCTTTGGCTAGGATTAAAGCCTGTGCTTGGCAATTTGCTGACATCAAATGGGGTGTTGAGCATATTCTCAACATAGGTCAAGCCTTGACCGGCAATCTTGCCTAAACCTAGGCTGGTTTGATTTTGGTAATCAAGTAACTGTTGCTGAGCAGGGCTTAAAGTCTGCGTGGCCGTCCATGTTGGATTGCCGTATGGGTCGGCACCGGTAATTGCATAACTTAAGTTTCCATAAGGTGTGACTTGATTAACGCGGTTGGCCGCAGTCGCCGCACGAGCCGCATCTAAATTGCCTGCCGCTGTTTCTTGTGCCGCGCCTCTGTAATCAGGAGCCGCAGGCGCACTTGGCGCAGGCCCTAATCCTAAAAATCCACCACCACCCATATCAAGCCTCCATCTTTTGTCTTAGAGGGCATCGGATATTGAGCCACCGACAGTCCTCTTTACGCATCGCCATAATTACCAAGTCGCCATCCATGTGGGCATCCGGTATATCGGCTACTACTTTAAAACCAAGGTGTCGGTTTAATCGTAAGGCATCTTCATTATCCTTACAAATTTGACCTAGTATAACGCTAACACCAAGTTTGTTAAAGGGGTAATCAAACACCGCCCACAAAAAATCTTTACTTGCCCAATGTTCACCAACACTACCAATATGGATTTCACAAGCCTTTGGCATAAAGTTTGTGTAACCCGCTACTGCTACTAAGTTACCGTCCTTCATCTGCCCAATACACTGCGTGGTTTCGGGCAACGGAAAGTTAAGTATTCTAACAAGCCATTCACCCAAGTATCGTTGATTCTCTGTAGTAACCGTTCTCACAGAACCCCGCCACGCTCCATCACATAATCGGTTGATGCCCAATGAAACTCAATACCTTGCGATGCCACGTTCAAGCTGATTGAGCCTGCGTAGCCAATTCCGGTCACACCTTGCCATATCTTGGTGGTTGTCAGTAATCCACCCCAGTTTGCGTTATCCCAAGTGTCTAAGTCCCACTCACCGGTTTGCAAAATAGAGGGGTTAAACGATATTTGGTTGGTCAGGTCAACGGTATCAAAGTCGGTGGATATACCGCACAGAACCGTTGGCACACCGTTGTCGGTTTGTAGGATTGGACGAACCAAGGTGAACCGCTTTAACTGTCCGCGACTCTCAAAATAGCTGTATGCCTGCTGGGCAAAGGCTCTAATATTGGTTCCAGCGTCGGCAAAGGTGTCGTAAAACTTGCCCACAAAGCCATTACCGCCAAAATATATGTCCTCACCGGACGATTCCCAGCAATTAGCGTTAACACCGGTAAATCTACCCCATGACTTGGTGATATTGTGCATCACATACTGTTCTGAGGCGCCTGTTACCGGAACATTGACGATAAGCATATTTTGCTTGGCAAAGTAAGCCATCTGCCAGCCAAAATTCTGAGCGTAATCGTCTGCGGCCTTGCTAATTGCATAAAAAATCTTGTCGGTTAGGTTAACGCGGGGGTCAAGGCGGGTCGATTGCAGGCCTGCGGACATGGGGGTCAAGCCGTCCTCAGTTAAAAGCAGTAAATCACCACCAAATTTGAAGAAACACTTGCGGGCAAAGGTCTGACCAATCTGCCAAACACCCACTAAAGACCAATCATTAGGGTCTGAGGGGTCTGAACCCTTGTAAACAATGACCTCACCGTTGCTGGTGACAAACGCGGCAAGGTCGTCGACCCCATATCCTGCGTCAATTGTCCAAGTTCCCATGGCTTGCAGATAACCACCCCTGCGGGCGATGCCTCCAAGCGGGAATTCGGTCACCGTTCCGTTGATAGAATCGACCGGCAAGTACCAAAAGGACAGGCTGTTCTCTTCTACAAAGTAAAGTCGCTCTTTAAAAAGGTTAATATTGGCAAAAGTGTTGCTGTTTTGGCCAAGAATGTAGTAATCAATCGTATAAGTGCCGACCGTTGTGGCATCACCACTGGGCGCGGTGGCCATCGTATAGGTAAAAGTGGTCGCACCGGTCACAGTAATCCGATAAGTGCCGTTAAATTCAGCAGGAATTGCCCCAGCTACGGTAATTGTGTTGCCTGTAACAAGGTTATGAGCCGATGCAGTCGTTAAAGTGGCCGTTAGATTGCCGGTTCCACCTCTTGTGATGGTAGAAATAGTCTGCGCGGTGTTGGTTGTTGCTGATTTAGACCAACGCGTGCCGTCATAAACAACCATCGGGTCAACACCGTTCACCGCAGGCATAAAACTGCCGCCGGAAGTAGTCAACATCACATGAATCCAGCGGCCATCGGTCAAACCGGTTAACGATGCGGTCGCGGTTGCGGTGCTGGCATCATAAATAGTCGTGTCAGTGCCTGCAAACAGCTTAGTCGTTGTCGGGCTTGAATAACTCATCAAAGACTTAACCGCGCCGGTAATACCAATGCTGGACTTGGAATAGCCCTTGCGCATGGTCACGTCGGTTGGGGTCGGGAAGAAGTTAACAAGCTGAACCGCATCCAAAGGGTTCATTTCTGCTAAAGAATCGCGGGCATTCCACCCACCAATCGGGGAGGCCAACGATGCGGTAAAGGCTCGTCTTTGCTGTGGAACTGCCATGGTTAAGTTCCGTAACCGGTGTCAGGAATATTTGCGTAACCGATAAGCACCTTGGTTGGGTATGGTGCAAACGAGAGGTTGGCAGAGCCTTTGTCGTTGGCTTTCACCACGTTAAGAACTCTGAAATAGTCCTGCTGTAGCGCGGTTGTGTCAAACGACTTGATTTGGAAATACTTTAACTTGGTTCCAAGCACTAGCAGGCGGTTGTCATAAATAGTGGTGTCGGTATCCGCAGTAAAACTGTTTTTAACGGCACCGGTTGCACTACGCGCCCAGCCTTTGGAACGATACTCAAAGCCTAAATATTCTTTGGTGTTGTATGGTGGCCAAATTTGGAACTGTTGACCCAAAATCCTCCAACGAATACGCGGGCCTGTTGAGATATAACCGGACTTTAGCCACTGCCACTGCTGTGCGTCTTCAGGGCCAAGCATCTGCCAATGCTTTGTTTTATCCCAATGGGTGTTATCGGTAATCGTCTCAAAATCAGACGGCAAGTCGTACTTGGTCTGCGAAAAGGTAAAGGTGACACCGGTATAGGTGCCGCTTGCAAGCTGGCTCATCACAATCGTGGATAAGTTCGTGCCTGCGTTGTAAGTTACTGAATTTACATAGGTATCTTGGTTAACACCGGTTCCGGTAATCGAATAATTGCCGTTTAAGGCTGTCGCGTTACCGGTAACAATAATGTTATAACTGTTGTCGCTGACCGTATCACCTACAAAGGTCACCGCGTCGGTATAAAAGCGATACTCCAACTCTAAACCCTGCCAATCCGTCTCTTTAACAAGTTCATAACCTTGCGCGTTCATCAGCGCTAGAACTTGTTGCACGTCTTGGCTTGTG